TTTTTGTATGTTTGCTTTAATCGCAAAATTTGTCATTTCGAGTAATGTTGCGTGTGTAATATCATCTCGATCACGACCACACAGAAATGTAGTATCTGCAATCATTTGTTCTGCATTTAAAACATCGTTAGGATCTATTTCAGCAGTTGAATCTAATGCGTATACAAAAGGTATAGCGCTATATTCCTCCATTAGATCTTTAGGGTCAACAGTTCCTGCACGTATTAGAGCGGGAATATTTTGACCTGTGTAGATTTTCTTTAAACGCTTGCGAGTTTCTACAACCTTGTAACCTAGTGTAGGATAATTTGTATGGTATGTTTTAAAGGTTTTTACACCATTTGGTAAATCTGCACCATCAAGACACCCATAATCTTCAAGATCATAGTTAAGATTAGTAAAAACTTTACCGATATACTCAAGCATATTAAGTATGCCATAAGTACCAGCTGGATACCAAATAGTAAGCGGTTTTTCTTTATCACCTCGACCAGAGTTTCGTGCAGCAATGAATTGCGGTAGGCCTGCTATATGATCCATATGGCCGTGTGATAGAAAAATATTCTCTACCGCAAAGACTTTGTTTCCTAAAAAGGAGGCGCAACCTTCACCGCAATCAAACAGCGATCGAGTTGGTGCATGATAGAACCAATTCGAATAGCCACCTTTGGAAAAACAAATGATGTTGCTCATGTAAAATATAATAGAGCTAACATTAAGTGCTTCAAGAGAATAATTGCTTAACTTGAAAATTTATCTTCGTTAGCAAAAAACCATTTCTTTGCAGCATTGGCTACAGGTCCACCAATCTTTGACAGTTCTATATTAGATGCTATAGCAGTATCAACTTCCTCTTTAACAATATCTGTATAGATCCAACGAATAAATTCACCCATAGAAGTTCTATCAAGAGGTTTATGTGCCTCTTTTAGCTTAGTAATGGATTGTTCACAACGTGCTTCTGTAACAGTATTGGTTATAAAATCGTTAAGGCATGTAACTGCCTCAACATCAATAGGCACAAGAGTCTTTACTTTGCTGATAGAATGTTTTTCACCCTTGGTTTTAAACCAAAACTCACCTTTTGCGTATTGCTCTTCAACAGGACACCAAACAATACCTTCACCGATACCCTCAATACCAAAGGCTTTACCTACAGGACATTCATGCTCAACATCTTCGACAAGCTTGACTATATCATTCTGAACTAATTCAGGATGATTAAAATCAATAGTTAACTCAAATTTCTTATAATCTTGGATGTTATATATTGAATATTGCGGAAATTTAAGATCTTTCCATTTATCTAATGCAACCCAATTATCCCCAACACGTACATTAAAGATTACAACCATTTTTGGTAACGAAGAGATAGCAACATTTTTTTGAATGCCTTTACCACACCACTCACCATAGATGAGAATTTTATCAACACCATTATTAAACGGCGCAAACAGTTCATGAATCAGTTCAGTATGCTCTGATAATAGTCTAGTGAAGAATAATACCACACCACTGTTATCATAATCGATAGTGCAAATACGCTCACGGCTCTGATACCATACTTCTTTGGTAACAGGATCAAAACCAATAGCAAAATTTGTTCCGTGTAGTTTGACATGCCCTACATATTTCACAATAGGTAGATCTTTATTACCATCATACACTGGATCGCCATTAGAATCCTTGCCGATATATCGAGTACGATCTTTAATTGAACGAATCGCGTTACGAAATTGTCCGATATCTGGAAATGAAATATGTGTTGCCATTGTTAATTTATTTCAATCAATATATTATAGCTTATAGAAAATGCAAGAATTAAAGTGCATAACCATATTCAACAGTTTTAAATGCTGTTAAATCTCTTCCCCCTGCATATGAAATAGCTGATCGTAAATCTTGATCAATTTCTTCCATTTTTTGCAGATATGTACGATCATCTAAAGGTAACAAAATTTTCGTACCTTCAATATGTTTTGTATTACCATTATCTGCAGACGCAGAACCGTAATATTCTTTAAAATATTTGGTGTTAGTGTGATCATCGTGCCAACCAAGTTCATGGATTATGGTTTTCGTACCGATTTCTATAAGTTTCGCTGGACTATTCTTTAATGCAGCAAATATGGATCCAGCCATAACCATAGTTCCACCAGCAACTAATGCTTTTGTGATATCACCATTTGTACGGATACCACCATCAGCAATGACGGGGATTGGTGAAACATAATTATCAATTGTAGCATCTTGCACACAAGTAAACATTGGTAGACCAAATCCAGTTTTACCGTGTGTAGTGCATGCACCACCCTGTGCAATACCAACCTTTACAGCATCAGCACCAGCATATGCTAAATCTGTAACACCACGCCGTGTACAAACATTACCCGCAATGATAAAAACATTCGGAAGTTTATTTCTTATATGTTTGATCATTTCGATGCCGAGTAAACTATGACCATGCGCAATATCTACTGTAATAAAATCTACATGCATGGTGCTAGAGGTAACAACGAGCTTATTGATTAATTCATAATCTTTTGGTTTGACTCCTACACTAATACTAATACAATCCAGATTAATAAGATTTGCGTTTTTAATAAAGTCTAGTGTATTACCAAACCGGTGCATGATATAAAAATATCCACCATCAGATAATCTTGCGGCAATATCATTATCAATACAACATGCCATATTTGCAGGAATAATGGGTAACTTAAATGTGTGTTTACCTAGTTTAACACTAGTATCACCATTTCGATTTGTCCCTGCAAAATATTCAGGGATCAAACGAATTTGATCATACGAAAAATACGGCTTTGGTTTATTAATCATACCTTCTTTTTTATTTTACCAGCAGTTGTATAGATATTGGTAATTGTTGCATATCTCCATGTCTCGCACTTAAAAACATCCCAAAAACCAGCATAACAGTCACCAGCAGCAATAAACCCTTTTACTTGGATTTGTGCGATAATTATTCCATCATCATTCAAAGTTTCAATATATTTCTTTGCGTCGTTTTTTGTGAGTAGAACATGAAATCCTATATCAGCCTTTGTATTATGTTTTGATAACTTTGAACTCTTATTATGTCGTGCTCTTTCACATTTGCCTTGTATCCATACTTTATTAGCAAAATATGAAATTATTTTTCCATCTTCTATCCTCAAGACCTTCCAACGGATATTATTGTCTAAATAAGGCTTATCACGAGATGCTGTATTATTTATACACATATGATTATCAATCGGGATTACTAAAAATTTCTGGTAAATCTGCTATAAGTAGCTTTTGTAATGGTTCCATAAGCTCGCGCATTTGTGGATGCGCTGCTGACGGAGTACGAAGTTTGAAAATATGCTTCCATTCACGAAGATTTGCTGTAACAACAATTTCAGTCTTTAACGAATTAGGAAGAAGGTCTCGTGCTTGCTCTGGTTTCCACCCATCTTCGAGAGATTTATTATATTCACCCTCCAGGAACAACATCGTCCTTACCCAACGTACATCATTAACGTTCAGATTTTCATAAGCGTCTGCATAAAATTGATGAACATTATCTTCTGTAATTTCTGTTGGTTCAAGTTCAGTCCATGGGGGAATGATAAAGGTTATCCCTTTTTTGTTTGACCCGTAATTACAATATCGTGTAGATTCTTGTGAGAATGATGCAATACGGTGGCGAACTAGTTCATGTGATACACCTCTATCACAAACAAATCGTACAGATATAGATGCATGCTCAAGCACAGATTCGTGATTGCGCTTGCATACCATGCCAACAAATCTAGTCGCTGTTCCTGGCGCGATTTTATCTTCAGACTTATAACAAGTACGACCCGCGCGCTCAATTAACTGGAGCATTCCCAGTGGATTATAATCTGAGATGATCTCAAATGATGGTCGAATGAGTTTCATTAGATGGAAACGGTCTGATAGCTAAGTGGTTGACCTGCATAACCTTCCTTTATAATCCATCCTTCAGCCTCGATAACCTCTTTAACGTCTTCAACAGACAGTGTAGTTTTTGATTTAACAGCCTTTTGAATACTACGTAGCGTTGGGCAAAAACCTTTTGAGATCTTGTTACGAATATATTGTGTAATATGCTGACGATCATTAACAGCAACATTAACTAAAAATCTGGAAGGTACACCAGTGATAGCATTTGTAATAGTTGTAGAGGTTGGAGCGGTACTGACAGGTGTAATCGTTTTATAGCGATAAATCGTATATGCACCCTTTGAAACAACATCAACTTCGTTATTATCTACCATCTCGCGAATAATATCTCGAACATCGCTATGATTAACATATTGACTTTGTGTGTTGACAGCATCCACGTAACCGTAAGGAACATTAAGAATTTCAAAATATTTAGCATTTACCTTATTACGAACAACTGTAGTGATATCATGTGCTGAATATGGTTGACCTTTATTATCAAAATCTAGAATTGCTTCAAAGACTGCTTGTTCAAGAGATAGAGTTTTCATAGACGTGTATAGTACTGGATTATTAGTGTTATTTCAAGATTATTATTGTTCAAATTCTACGAGATATTGAAGTTGATTCTGCCTCACATCATATGTCATATATTCGTTATGCAATAGATAGTTGCCTTTACATCCCTTTACAGAATCATATCCTTGCGGTGGTTTGATAAGATGTGATTGTGAATCATAATATTCTTTTGATTTACCCAATGCGACATCAGCAACAAACATAAAATAGCTATTACCGTATCTACTACTACTTCCACCAAAACGCGCTGTTGCGTATTGTGAGGATTTAGTACTCTGGTCAGCCCAGTAATTCGCCTCACCAAACATTTTTCCTGAAATATACACACCTTGTGGCTTCAGCAGCAACCCCTTCTTGCAAATACCCATAATATTAGCTGCTCTACTACCATGGAATAATGGTGTAATATTACCAATAGGCTTCATATAGTCGATATAGGACTTTTGAGCCTTGCTTGCAATCTTCCAAACCTTTTTAACGCGCAATTTCCAATGGTGATGTCTTGATTGTGTATTTTCTACAAAATTTCTAATACGGTCATGCGTCGCAGTGTCAACAATATCAAAGTCGCAATTAATTTCGTATAATTTGACGCTAATATCATTTGTGCCAAAACTACTAACCATACCTTTAATATCACCTAACAAATCGAGAAGATCATTCTTTTCATCAAGGATAGTCGAGTTATTCAAAAGATATTTCCGCATCCACTCTTTACGACTTTCTTCATCTCGAGGCCTGAGCGGAATGTTTTGCGGAATGGCGCTATAAAATTGGTTTGACAGTGTTATAATCACAGGATCAACAGAATTAACCAATGATGAATCTTTAACCAGAATTTTATTTGCTTCTTTGAGAATATCTTCACCTTCTTTAATCTGGGAGAGTGTAAGTGTACCTAACGGGTTAGAAGCAGTGGCTTGTAATGAGCCATTAAGTGAAGACTGACAGGTTTGTCCTGCTTCGTCAAATAAACGAGAAACAATATTAACAATTGCTTGATCTATTTTAATTGAAGATGCTAAATTCGTTGAAACTACATTAGTAGTTTTAATATCTTGTGAAAGGATCTTTTTATTACATTCGCCAGAACCAATTGATGTTGATGCCATCTTTACCTCAACATATCCTTTCTTGCCTTTGGATCGCACAATTTTATCAAATTCATGTTCAGATTCTGATAGATTTGATGGCATACGCTCCTCTTCCGCACCAACCCTACCAGTGCGACCATATCGAGAATATAAACGATATCTGTTTTGTATATCTTTATGTATCTCGAGTTGATAGTACTTGTTGCAACCACCTTCAAAATCTGTACACTGAAGTGTAGTAGATTTTAATACCTCATATGTAGCATCAAATGGATGCGTTTGATAGTCGAAAGATTTTAGGGACATGTTAAATAAAGAATATATCGATGCGTTTTGTTAGGTACTCTGTCTTATAAACATACTTTTTATCATACTCGAAAAATTCTACACGTTGATGATTAATAATATTGCACTGTTCTAGTGCTTTTAGCACGCGTTTTTTTGAAAAAACCTTTACTTTTTTGTTATGTTTATATAATATGATATCAAGATCTTTATCAGATCCACCCTTCATGAGTACACTACCAGCCAATGCTGCATGATATCCAAGCGGAATTACGATTTGCTCGACTTGTCTAATCAAATCGATACCATCTATGAGAGTCCAGATCATTTACTAAAATCTTTTTGATCGTATGGACATATTTCTACACTAGGACACTGATCACAGTAACCACAAGATGCTGGTAGATTGTGGTTGTCATCTTCTTTATTACGTATGCATCCCCATATTTCAGCTTCTTTACGACCCCGGAATTTAACAGGTAAACTGTTTGCAACCATTGTACAAAAAGCCTGTAATTTCTTTTTATCTCTTTCTTGTAATTCGATTCGTTTATTTTTAAGCTGGTTATATTCTTCTTCAGATAATAAAAATTGCATGATTGTATAATAAAAAAAGAGCGTTGAAATTCAACGCTCTTTTTGAGTAATCTATTATTTCCAAGGAATTAATGTATAGTCGTAATCATCTATCATGCCTGTTTCATAATCTCGCGACATATTACACGCTATAGCTTGATATAGACCATCTTTGCATTTATCCAAGTTATCAATTCTGGTTATAACTTCATCAGCTCCAATATTTGATGCATCATCTTCGAGAATATTATAGTCTAATGATAGTCGTTTCATAAAGATTAGATCTTTGCGAAGGTGCAATCCTTTATTATCCTTCCACATAGAAGTTTTTAAACGGATTACACACCGACATAGTATATCTTTTGTTTCTATTATCACTCTGTGTTAAGGATTGCTAATTGACCGCATGCAGCACCAGCTTCTACTTCAGCTTGGGTCGCAACAGCAACAGCAAAATCATACCCAGCGTTAGCTAATTGATTTTTAATCGTGTCGTTCATGATGTTTTTCCTTTCTAAATGAGATTGGTTGCAGTAATAATACCGCTACCAAGGTTGTTTTTATCCGAGATATTATTGCGATTGATCGGACTCAGCTTAATAAAAAATTTTGCTGGATCGAACCATTGCTTTAATTTGTTAATATCGAAGTCTGTATCATCAACCAATGTTAAATTAACAGTGGTTTTAAGATTACTTTCTGTTTGAATTTGACCAAGTTCACTAATTGTAAGCTTGTGCATGTATGGGATGAGTTCATTACGTCGACTATCATCCAAAGAGTGTAAAGATACTTGTAATGTTATATTTCCTTTCACCCAGGAATAGTCTACACCTTTAATTCCAATGGTGGAAACATAATGATGTGTGTTTGGATATTGCTCTGTGATGAGTTTTATGGCACCTTTTACATTTTCAAGATTTAAACCAGGCTCACCCATTCGAGTGTAATTTATCTTAAACTCTTTTGCAGTGCATGGAGAATATTTCGGATTCTTATTAATGATGAATTTTACCTGTTCTGCAATTTCTTCTGCAGTAAGATTACGCCACTTCTTTAAATTTGCAGTGGCACAGAATTTACACTTAACAGGACAACCAGACATTGTAGAAACACCAATCATCCAGCGTTCCGCACGATCACCAGTTTCACATGTTTGTAAAAGGTTTTGCTTATGACCTATTGCATCTTTTGTATAGTATGGAAGAAACGTATCAGTGACTTCAATAGGAAACCCGTCAGCAGTGTGTAAGAGATATACACTGCCATTAGTAAACGTTTTATGTTGAATTTCTTTCATAACGCCGCGTTTTTTCTAACCTCATCAAACGTGTATTTCTTTGTGATGATACCATTCTCAAACACCATGACTAGTTCATCGTTTTCATAGTCACCTACAGTAGTCTGTACAGTGGTGAGTGCATTACCATCACGGACAAGCTTTAAGTGACCACGTTTCGATGCTTTCGACATATCGAGAGGTTTTTTATAAATGTCATACCAAATACCATCACGACATTGTGCACAGCTTTTGAATGCAAATCGTTGTGTGTCGCGATTTACTTTTTGTAGCAAACCACCACCCATACCGAATACAAGATTCTCCGCACTATATCGATAAAGCTTGGCAAACGATAAAATCTTTTCAATACCATCTTTATTGATACCATCACTCCATAAAACACGAACCTTCGAGTTTAGAACTTTATATCCTTTGATATTGTTAGTATACCCAAAATCGTTAGATAACTGATCCAAGATCCATACAACAAGCTCTTCAGGGGTCTTATGTGTTGGCGTAATACTATCAGGCCGAACTACAAATACACCATCACGTTTAAGAATTTGTTCCTTGAAGCGACTTCCGATAACTTTGACAAAGTTATAAATGTTATAAGAATCTGCAACAACCGAGAGAATACCTTTTGGATATTCTTTTAGTAATTGCTCGACGATTTCAAACTCACCAGCTTCTCCTAGACTGGTCATGATGCTGTGTTCAGTAGCTGCAACCGAATATGCAAGGCCATCTAAAGATGCACCATAATATTCAACAGCTGCTTCCATTGCCGGTACAGTATCAGTACCCATAAAATTAACAATGTGTGCAAGACCACCAACACGCGCCGATGCATCACTTGTTGCACCACGATAACCAAAATCATGCAACATGAATGCTAATCCACCATCACTTTCAGCAGTTTCATCAAGGAAGAACTTGATCATTTGTTTTGTCGCTCTGCTGAGAGCGCAAACCGTGGAAGGATACCACACATGCGTCAATAAAGACTCAAGTGCATTGGTAAGCGGTGCGCAAACAGGATCGGTATTCTCGACAGTCATTAAAACATTATTGACCGGAACAGGCGTTCCCTCTGGGACAGCACGAATACGAATCGGTAAGCGACCGTCATGGACATTTAGGATGTGTTCCCACATCGCACGGTTGAAATAACTCGGATTACCAAAATGTACTGCAGATAACTTAGCAGCCCATTCAATCTTCTCACGAGTAACAACCTTACCTTCTAAATGCTCCATCATGATAAGTTGCAAACCAACAAAGGGTGTATATTCAAACTGTGCACCCTTACGACTTTCGAAATACGATTTAACGTATTGAGTACCCACCGGATACATGTTCCAGTGATTTAGTTTATAGCTATCTTCTTTTGTGATTATGTTATTCATCTTGTATCTTTCTTTTGCGGTATCTTGTATCACCGTAAATTGTCTAAATATTTCAGCAGCATTTCTACCAGTACTTGGTGTTCGGGCACAATTAACTTTTTTAACTCTTGTCCCAAATCAAGCGACACCCATTTAGTTTCAGCGATGTCATCATCTGCTTGTGCAACTCCAAAAGTATATTCAGCGAAGAAGAACGTAGTTTTAATCTTATCCTCTTCGTCTTCATACCGCCAATCTTTGATAAAAGCACTACCAATATATTGAAGATCTCCAACTTCAATATGGGTTTCTTCTTTCAATTCACGAGCAGCATCTTCCTCAAAGCTTTGGCTGTTGGGTGTACTATATCCACCAATAAATCGTAAAAGTTTTTCATTTGGTTTACGACCCAACAATAACTTACGATCTTTGCGATTGATTAATGCGATATCTACAGTAGCGATAACACGAGGCCATTGATTTTGTGTAATCCAAATTGCACCTTCGCGAAAATCTTGCGTACCTTTAACTTTCGTACCAGCCAGTTTACGACTTTCAGTTCCAGAAACTGTCGATTCAGGAATAAGTTCTTGGGTTGGAAATTTCCCTGTATAATATTGAATGAAGCTGTCACGGCTTCCGTACAATGTTACAGTTTTACCTGGAGCAACCAAATGCGGGTTGCTTAATTGTCGATCAAGATCTCGGCTCCAATCTTCATCAGATACACGATCATTGATATAAAGAACATTAACGTCTGGAAAAGTTTCCAGCACCATCTTTTTACGACTTTCGAAGTCGAGTGGGTTGTTCTTTGTACCCAAATTAGGTGCAAGCCCTAAAAATATAATAACCTTTGCATGATCGTTGCAAACGGTCTGAATAAGGTCTTTGTGGGCATCATGAAGACGAGCCACCTGAAAACGTGCAACTATTACGCCAAAATCCGTAGTTTTAATTTTCATTTTTTAAATTCCCAAATATAATCTTTGAATGGTTGTTTTCTATGGTTTGCAGATTCGTATATCGCACCTCTTGAAATTCCCAAAGTAGTAGATGCTATTGTAGCACTTTCCCATATTTTAACAACTTCATTTGTATTACGATTTATTTGTATAATAGATTTATATGCTTTTTTTGCACGTTTAATTTTAGTTTCCGTTGATTGTATTTTGCCTGTAAAAATATCGCGTAATTTTTGTATGGTCTCTTTTGAATGTTTTTTACCAATTTGTGATAAAGACATTTTATGTTTTGTTTCTTCAGATCTTTTAATACCTATATGGCTTTTAATATCTTTCATCGTGTTATACGCAGGATGTAGTATATCAATCCAGTGTTGTTCTCTGTTTAATAGCGTATTGATGTCAGTAATGAGTTCAACAATTTCGAATATGAACCCATCTTCTTTATAAACATTAAAAGCGTTTTGCAAATACCTGGAATGGTGTGCATTTCGTCTTAAAAGTCTTTTATGTATTGCTTTGCGTTTGGTAAAATTAATAGCAGAGCCTATATATAAATCGTTTGTTAATTTGTTTCGTATCTGATATATACACATTATTGACATGCATATACTTAGGTGTAATTGTTAGTCGATTTACTAAATGCCAGATTTATAATAAACATTTTTGTCTAACAATGGTGGAGATGCCGGCAGCGAGCCGGGTCTTACTCAAGTCACCAACAGCATCTACAAGCTTAGTATGTTTTAAGTTTGATCTTAGCGTAATAACAAAACAAACACAGCTAAAATCTATTATAACAGTGGTTTAACATACGTTACAGCTATACAACTCTACATATGCGACCTAATGTATTAAAGTCTATTGGCTCATATTAGGATCTTTGCCATAGACTGCTACCGCTTAGGCAGCTAATGCGTAAACTTCGTCAGTTCACTTTTGGTATTGATTAAAGAGAAAATACCATTCTCTGCTTGCCACTATTGATTAATTAAATAATCGAATCTTACATCCCCATAAATTATTTTGTGGCTGACAATGAAGGTGTTGTTGTTTTTTCATCTAATCCATCTGCAACAAACTCACCATGCAACCTCTTATTCCAAAAACTCTTAGCATCACCAAATCGATAATGAACATGTTCCTGTAGTTTTGACAACGTACTATCACCATCAGTTATGCCTCTTTCCGATAATGTTTGTGCTTCTGTTTTCATATCATTTATCACTGCTGCGGCTTTCTTACCAAGAATATGTTCTTTGATAAAATGCCATAAACACCAGCCCACACCAATTATTACTAATACACCTACACCAAAAGCAGCATACGGAAACCACACTTGTGATGTCACAATATCAATTGCTAAACCTATGCCGATTATTAAAGAACCACTCAAAATTAAAATGCCACCAGGTATTAAAGCTTTACCTTGTGATACAGCCAGAGCTAACACGCCAGCCAATATAATTCCAAAACCACCAAATCTCAAAACATTAATCCACATGCGACGCTCTTTAGCCGCTTGTTTATCTTTCATATCCTGGATTGTAGCATTTCTAGCCTTTATAGTGCTGTCGCGCTCATCTATAACAATCTGCATTTTTGCTGCTGTTTGTTTAATTTCCTCGTCAGAATTTTTTTTCTGATCTATTAAGGCTTGATCCCTCTTTTTTATTTCCTCGTCTTTAGCAGCTATTTGAGCATTGATGGTATCTATTTTTTCAACAGCTTTACCATATAATTCCTTTTGTTTTACCAGATCGTCATTCAGTATAGATATAGTGCGCGCATCTGCCTCCGCTCTCGTCTCTGGTGATGGTTTTCCGACAATTTTCTTAATTAAACCATTTTCTGCCTCAACTATTTTTTTACCCTTACTATCATCTGTAATATGATCCGTGCCAATAGTAATACCATACGCACTGCCGGCTATTTGATCTTTAAGCTTTGCGTTTTCTACTTCTTTGGCTTTTAAATCCGCAATTTGCTTATTTTGTTCATCAATAAGTTTTTGGGTTTCTGGCCCAATAGTTGCAGAGATAACTACAGGTGTTGGATCTTTACGGCAACTCTTTCCGGTGGTTACAAATCCTGTTGTAAACAAAAAGGCTAATGATACTAACAATATTCGAGAAAAATTTCTAGGCATATCATTACTTACAATGATACCTATTATGGCAACAAATTAGATATTTTTTATCTTTTCGATCTTATCAGATAAATCCTTAGCCAGTAACGGATATTCTGCCTTAACAGCCTCTACATATGTCTTTAGGGCTATAAGAGCGTATGGATCGTATGTGAGATCTAATACAAAATAGTCTGCATATTTACGATCACCGTTTCCAAAATCTCTACCGTCTCGTCGGCTGACAAGAAATTTGGGATATACACCTTGCGTATGTTGATTACTCATAAAATTTACAAGCGTGGGGATTTTTACTCAAAATGCTATCTGTAGCATGATCTCCTTTACGCTTACCACATTTTTTACAAAATCCTATACGATTAAAATCGATAACTTCGCGTTGTGATATCATTTCATTATATCTAACCCATCGATAAGGATCGATATCAGATTCTTGTACGATATTCATATAAATTAAAACAGGATGCGTGAGATTACCGCATCCAACGAATTCACTTTCGTTGGATTATAGTGGGTTTGCGACCACCTTCCCAACTTGTCCACCAAGTTCAACCTGGTATAAATTCACAGCTGCCTTGTTTAGAGTGGTAGCGTTTCCACTATCCTGCTTAGCTATTCGATTATCACTCTACCGCCGACTTTGCGAGCCGTGCGAGGTGCGACCCTCTACGTGCGAGATTCAATCAAACACTTTATCCCTTGCGAGGACGTTGTGCTCGTCATTCCTTGTGGTGACGATTTAAGCTGCTTTCACTAAGCAGTGAACGCGTCTTTGCGTTTGTAATATATAAGCCATATTTATCTTACTGAGACGTGCGCGTTCAGTGATTTCATTTCCTTTTGGGAAACAAAATGTCACACGCCTCGTGTCTTTCCCTTGCGGGTACTCAACCGTATTTGTAGATCCCGTATGTCTTACGACATCCGTAACCCTATATACTGCGTGAAAGCTCTTGTTTGCGGACTCAAACCTTCACACTACTCTTAGCTATTAACCCTATTTGAGTTTTATTATCATAGTTTCTAACGTTGTTTCGTTAGATCCTTAAACTGTTGTCCAAGGCCTATGCTCAAGTCAGATATAGTTCATGTTGTCATAAACTCACATAGCTGAGCTTGTATAGATTGACCGTCACCCGACGGCGCATGATTGTAAGACCCATGCTTTATAACAGTTACCTGTTACTATCTGTGCTATACCACAAATTCACTAACTTCAAAGAACATTGTGTTATTTAAAACACTTCAATATATTACATATATTCTATGTAAAACTCACGTAAAATCTTTATGATGTTTAATCCTTTTTGGCTTGCTTGTTTAACTTAGCAACCTTTTCATCAATTACTTCCCTTTTCATCTTTCCCCAAAATTCAGGAACTGTTAAAAGAACTTCTGCCAATTGTTGGTTAATTTCGTGAAAACATTTGATATTTTCTTCGATATCATTTTCTGTGAATCCTTCAACTCTTGCATGACGAACTTCACCATCATCTCTCATCATATAACTAATCTTACCCTTTCCCTTACAACCGATAAGAATAGTTAATTTACCATTTTCAATACATGCTGTAGGATTTTTTGACTTTGAATCAATACTTAATGTTGCGCTATAGTAGAGTTTATCCTCTTCCATCATTTCAACTAAATCTTCTACAGCCTCTAAGAACTCTATATTTGATGTAAACGACATGTGTTATTTTAACATGTATTACATCTTTTTCACTTGGAAATTTGTTGAGATTAGATTATGACAGATTTGAACTGAACCTCCGCCTTATTAGGGCGGCGTGCTGCCGGATTACACTATGTTAATCTAACCTCTGTTGGTAACCACGAGTTTGTAAGGATCAGTCACAAACATTGCAATAACCATCTCGAGAATGGCGGGAGAGATGGGACTCGAACCCACATTAGTCCATTATGCGCTAACTGTTTAGAAGACAGTGCCAATACACTCCCATAACAAAGAACAACTATAGATTACTGTAAAATCTATATAATGCAATAACTAAATTGGAGCCCTATATGAGATTTGAACTCATTACCTCTACTTTACCAAAGTAGCACACGTCCCAACGTGCTCCTAGGGCATATCTGGCGCGAACGATAGGAGTCGAACCTACATAAAACAGTTTAGGAAACTGGTGTCTATCCTTTAGACTACGCTCGCAAATTGGTACGGAATACGAGACTCGAACTCGTACAACTAGCTTGGCAAGTTAGTATGCAACCTTAACATCTATTCCGTATTATGGTATTATTTACTATATATCTTGAAACGATAATTAAAAAACTTTGCGGTATTACCCCAATATTTATCAACATCATCGATATCATGTTCATCTTTATCTGTCATTACTGTTACTTTGTATCCATTAGTAATAGCTTTGATCATTAACTTTTTCCAATAATTTTCACCTTGCGTTGATTGTAATTTATCACTAATCACAAACTGATATTTCTTTAGATAATAGTTGAAGATTAATTCTCTTGCACTGCCTTTAGCGTTTATTCTATTCCATACACCCGTCATTATTACCCCACCATCACTTATCTTAAAAGAGAAAAAAACATTTACCATAGGTTGTTTGGTAATAAAATAGTTTATTGTGTTTTCAAATTTATCTGCATATATACTATAATCTACACCTAAAACGTTTATATCACCAATGTGTGTCTTATTGCCGATAATTTCAATAGCTGCTGTATGGTTATACGCATTGTCATCCATTTCTTCACTAAAAGATCTACCAGTTCGGAATGGTGATTCTGTTATTATATTTTTTCGATAATATTCAAGAAATGTGTTATATTCTGACATAAAAAATTATTTACAACCCTCAAATGTGTTTCCTTTAACCACAATAAAATCCCCTGTCTTGTCAAAGGAGTGTATACCACCATCTGAATCAATTAGAACAAATCCATATGAACCGTAACTAACGTGTGGATTCCAAATAACCTTTGCTCTAATAGCTTTACTCCAAAATTGTGCTTCGGATGTAACCATAACTTCTACAATATCTTCTTCGTAAATAGGTTTTTTTGCATCATCGTTTAAACCGATATATGCCATAATAACAAAATCTTTATCTAACTGTCTTGCAACAGCTTCTTTACCAAACATTGCTGATACTAATCTTGGCGATCCATCAGACTGCATCTGGATATTTACAACAGTACCCATTTCTTTACGTTGAGCGTCCCAAACGCGATATAATAATGGTCTGTTTTTCATAATTTAATATTGGTGGGCGAGGACGGACTCGAACCGTCAATCATTTCATTTTGAGTGAAATAGGGATACCAATTGCCTCACACGCCCGTAAATGGAGCACTAGACGAGAATTGAACTCGTAACATCCTGCTTGGAAGACAGGTGCTCTACCAATTGAGCTACTAGTGCGTTAAAATGGTGGACCAGACAGGGGTTGAACCTGCGACCTCATGCTTGCAAAGCACGCGCTCTTCCAACTGAGCTACAAGCCCATTTAATGGCGCTCATGGTAGGAATCGAACCTACATTGGCAGATTCGTAATCTGCTGTCCTATCCGTTGGACGACACGAGCATTTAAATCTATTTAAACATATATTTAGGTTTATTATGATAATCCACACCCCACAAATATATACGAATACAGTATTTTTTACTAATACAATGCAAATATATACCTTTCCAATATTTACCACATGATAAAAAAGCAATATTTTCTATAAACCATTTATAAATCTTATTCATCTTCGTCTTTTTTCACCTTCTTATTTCGCCACTTTTTCATGCAAAGACTCATATATAATACACAAAACGTAACATCAATATGCCATTGCCAATCTTTTGCTGTATCTTTTCTTCCAGGATCATCTATATAATCACATGTTGAACCAACAGCTCGCCAAAATTCACAACAACCATCAGTTTTTAAAAGTTTGTTTCGAATTAATAGCTCTGTAAGATATTCTTTTTGTTTTTCCCAATCCTGCGATTTATTTTGTGTATTCCACGAAGTAAATTGCTTAGTTATCTTTTTTACAATTGGGTCGAATTTATCGACTGTCATGCTATATTATCACATAACTTACTATGATGTCACTATCTAAAATGGTGTGATCGACGAGAATCGAACTCGTATTCGTGAGGTCACAACCCACAGTAATAACCGTTATACTACGACCACCATACGTACTGGCTGTCGATGGTGGATTTGAACCACCAAAAACTCTTTCAGAGAGAGTTGTGTTACCATTACACTAATCGACAATAATTGGCAGGTTCGGAGAGAATCAAACTCCCGTTTTCGCTTTTGGAGAGCATTGTAATATCACTATACTACGAACCTATAAAGAAGGGAGGTTTGTTCAACCTCCCTTCTGTTTTACTCTACTTCATATGCTGTATTGTAATCGTGATATCCTATGCTGAGTATACCAGCAATTACATAACAACCTATCATGGCGATTATAATCATCGTCATTCCTTTCGTTTCAGAACCCTCATCCGGAGACTCGGGTTGTTAATTTTACGAATAGCTAAGCCATGCGTAAAGTTATTGGTCAGACATAAATGATTTGAATTTTGTATTTCTAATCATACATCATAGACTAAATATTTACATGATCAATGCTGAATTACTATTAAACGAAATAAAAGAGTATTATTCAAAGCATAACAAAATACCAAGATCCTGTACTAAACTAACAGATGGTATACATCCAACCATAATGTTTAGAAGATATTTTGGATCATGGAATAGTGCTATTACACTAGCAGGTTTTAATCCATATATACAACCAAAGCCTGTAGATTGTATTTGTAATCATTGCGGTAAAACATTTAAATATTTCGAAAGTCGACTTAAAAATAAAAATCGAAAATCTGGTAGAATGTTTTGTTCAAAATCGTGTGCAGCTACATATAATAACACTCACAAGACACACGGATACAGAAGGTCGAAACTAGAAGCCTATATTGAAACAAAATTAATAACCAACTATCCAAATCTTGAAATACACTTCAACAGAAAAGATACGATTAATTCAGAATTAGATATCTATATCCCCTCGCTTAAACTTGCTTTCGAACTAAATGGAATTTTTCACTATGAGCCAATCTATTCTGATAAACAATTTAGCCAGATTCAAAATAACGACAAAAGAAAATTTTGCGCTTGTCTAGAAAAGAATATTGAACTGTGTATTGTTGATAGTAGTTCGTTAACATATTTCAAACCAGATAAGGCAGAAAAATACTATCAAATTGTTAAACAACTTATTGATCACAAACTCTCTGATATTAAGTAATATGTTTAAAAATTGAAATTGCTGATGTTGGAATATCCTTTGTATATGCGAAATATTTATAATCTGACATAGCATCTATTAATTCATCTGCATATTCTTCATCACCTACCAAGTCTTCTAAATCTCCCATGTTTGGATCAGTTTCTAACGAATTTAGATCTAATTGCTTTGTGTCAATTTCTAAAATAACAATGTTATTAAACCATTCTTCTGGAATTTCTTTATTTTCTGTTGTATCTATGAATTCTGTCGTCATTGACGGTCTATTAGCCAAATATACTGCTTTATCAGAAATATCATAATTTCGTATTGGTGGATTTATTAATAATCCATTTTTTTGTATTGTTGGCAATAACGCGTTAAACGTTGCATGGTATAGAACATCAGGAATATGCTCTCTTTCAATCATCGATTCATATAATAGTTCTAACGTCATTGATATACTTAGTAACTGGCGCGCCCAGAGGGACTCGAACCCCCAACTTTATGCTTCGAAGGCATCTACTCTAATCCATTGAGTTATAGGCGCATAAATATTGATCCAATTCCTTTTTATCTTTACTTTCTAATATAATATCAAGTTTATATTCTATTACTAAATCTTTACCTTTTAGAACTTTAAGCTTATGCGGAAAAAATTTCCATTTAGCTCTATCTCTTTCGTGTTCGTATCCCTTTATTTCAACCCACAAATCTTGATCTATTAAATAGAAATCTGGTGTATAGTAACCACTACCGCTCTTTAATTTATTATATTCATAATAAAACCGTTCTGTGGGTCTACGCCATTTTATATCATTATCGTCGAGATATCTTGCAAACTTAAATTCCCATGAACCGTGTAATCTAACACATCCTGCAAATTTTGATATATATGAAAAGGTTCTTGTTTTGGAAAATGAATAATGCCAATTACCATTTTTAACCTTTTCTTTAATAGATTGACTGATTTTATTCTTCGTTTCAACTGTTTGCTCATCGCGAGGATGTAATATGTATGATAATTTAGTCGACTCACTCGCGTTGCGAGATTTTAATAATCCTTTTTTTACTGCTGTATATAACGGGCTACGGGATTGAAGTTTATATATTCTTGCTATATCGTTATAGCTATAACCACTATCATACAGCTGTTGTATTTCTTTCCAATTATGTGTTTCTAATCTACCTCTCATATATGTACTTAGTAGAGCAGGTATCCTTTATCAATGGCTCCAGACCCAGGATTTGAACCTAGATACCCAATTAAGGGAATACATGAAATTAACAGTTTCATCGCTTACCGTTAGCGTAGTCTGGAATAAATGGCTGGGTAGAGTGGAATTGAACCACTTACGACCGTGTTTAACAGACACGCGGCATTCACCGATTTGCCTTCCACCCAATAACTGGCGGGAGTACGGAGAATCGAGCTCCGATATTACGGTTGACAGCCGTACGCACTAACCTATGTGCTATACCCCCATTATAAATTAATCTCTATACCACTTGTTCATAAACTCATTTGCAAATTCTTCTGCGCGGTTTATTTCTTCTCTTGTGCTATATTCTAAATCACCATTATGATCATCAACGGCGTGGCCTAATTCATGAACTACAGCTTTTGCGAGAAACTCTCTGTGATCTGTTGCATTACCTTCTAATGCATCATCCCACATTTGTCTTGCGATAAATATTGTACCCTCGCCACCACCTAATGTTACAATACGAATTCCTTCACCATTTAATGCTGAGTTGTTTATACTAGTAAGACATACCTCAATATTATGTCTCATCCATGGATACTGTCTATATATGGATTCAGCATCTAAAAAATCTTCTATGCGAATGCAACCATCTTCAGATAGATCAGGATCTTTAAAGGTATCCATATGTACCCAATCAAACAATTGTGGTTTATCGTAATATTCTTTAAAGTCCATGCTATTATTTACTTGGTGACGCTGAGGGAAATCGAATCCCTATTTGTTCATTGAGAATGAACATTCCTAACCATTAGAAGACAGCGCCATTATTTATATATTCTAAATGCACAATCACCATATGAAGTATCTTGGCTCCAGTAATTGTTTACAACACCAATATCTGTAAAATATTCCTCGCTACCATTATAAAAAACTACAGAACATTTATGGTTTGTTGATAATGCGGATTCTAGCAATTTCTGCCAATATTTCATACCTAATTTTGTATGCGACCAATCTGACTGTACAAATTCAAATCGTTTTAAGAAAAAGTTAAATACAACCTCTCTAGCTAATCCAGTATGTGGTCTATATTGCCATACATCTGTAAAACGAAATCCTTTGTTTAATTGTATACCACTAAACATAGATAAAACATAATCTGCTGTGTTATTAAGAATATAATATCTACCCTCAAATAGATACAATTTATAATTTGAATTGCTATAAGATATGTCTGTAACAATAGCACCATTTTTAACTTGTTGTGCAATTTCTACATTCATCCCTCTATCATTTAACTGATCATCTGTAGGGTCATAATATACGATATTCGGAGATTCAGAAAGATGTTGTAGATATACCAACATATTTTTTGTTAATTGCATATTGGTGGAGTATACAGGAATCGAACCTGCCTAGATACCTGACATAATGCAGGCGGATACACCAGTTTACCTCTCATACCCCAAATTGGTGGAAGCGTGGGGACTTGAACCCCAATTATTTCGATTAAGAGTCGAAAACTCTACCAGTTGAGTTACACTTCCATATAAGACCGAAATGCGATCCTATTTGATATCTATTCCATAAGGTATAGATGTTCCTGTTATTTCTAACATCTGGTGGGCGAGGTGGGATTCGAACCGGCAATCATTTCATTTTAAGTGAAATAGGGATACCAATTGCCTCACACGCCCATAATTTTAGGAGACTAACAAGGTTTAGAAACTAAGTAATATCCTATGAATAAAGAAGAGAAACAAAATATAATAAAATGTATGATTCTTGCAGAAAGAGATATTATAGAAATTATGAAAGCAACATCATGTGCTCGCGGTACATTATGGCGCTGGATACATGAGATGAATTTACCATATAATAAAGAAAAATATCAACAATTTACAAAAGGCTCAAGAATTAATAAATTACAAGATAATAGATATGACTACCAGCGAAAGGGTCGAGAGATTGCAAAAAATAAAGACCCTCTACATATGATGGGTTGTATGTTATATTGGGCAGAAGGTTCAAAAACAGAAAATACTATGCAGTTTGTTAATTCTGATGTTCATATGTTAAAAATTTTTAGTAAATTTTTACATACATATTTTCCAGATAAACATGTCAAACTCCAAATAAATTATTATCAAACATCAGATAATTCATACCAAGAAATTGAAAAATATTGGGCTGAGGAAATAGGTCACGAATTGTTACATTATACTTTTATGAAACCTACAGTTAGAAATAAATACTATACACTACCGGAAATAATAAAATACCCATATGGTATTTTACGATTAAATATTAACGCTGTTGATGTTATACACCATATATATGGCGCAATTCAAGAATATACAAATACAACAATTGATAAATTTTCACCAATTGTTGGCAGTACACAATGATTACACACTGGATGCAGAAGGCGGGTCTTGATCCACTTAAACGCACTTACAGTCTCAACCTTATGAGGGTTGCGAGCTACTTTTGCTCTACTCTGCAATGAATGGACGAGAAACATGGTCGTTATACCAAGACTTTTGCCGCTAAA